GGATGAATTGCTTAAATATACGAAAACGTATTTAAGTAAGGGATTAATTTCCTACCTTAAACTATCGATCTGAAAAGATCTTTATGTTTAAAGATAGGATTAAAACTTTAATTTCAAAACTCTTAGACTCACTAACCTCTCTATATATAATCAAACACTGATATAACTTTAAATAAATTATTAATATGAAAGAATCAAAAATTATAAATTTTAAAAATTCCTTCTTTAGTAATTTTAAGTTATATAGCGATGTTTATAAGGCAGGTTCTATGATCTCACTAACAAATGATAAACATTTGTTATTAGTATTAAAAAAGATTGGTTACAGAATTGTAACTATGTCTTTGTTAAGTACTAAGGAGACTTCCCGGTTTAGAATGTTACACAACTTCGGTATTTTTTTAATCAAAATGGTTAAAAATCACGGAGAAGTGTATACAGTCAAATACCTTAAAGCTTCACAGCTATGTATTCAAAAGAAGTTAGCAGGGCAACCTTTCAAATCTCTTCGAGAGGTTGAACCTGATTATAACTTTCCTCGTTTATCAAAGTCCGGTTTACCTGCCATAATAAGGCGGCAGGATCGGACCGCTATTTGTAATGATAGTTTACGTATAATTAGAATGTGACTATCTATATTTTCCTTATATAGAATTGTCAAAATTCCTTTTACACCTAAATTATCAACAATAACAGATAAATTTGATGGATCCAATATTGTCTTAGACGATTTCAATAGATGACTTACTATAAATAGTAAACAACTTTTGTTGAGATTTTCTGAGTACAATATTGAGGATTTGAAAGTTACTAAAGTTTTACCTTTAGTAAAGTCTTCTCCTCTAGGATCCCGGAGTTATACTCATTTAATTGATGCTTACAGGTCTCTGAAGAATAATGAAATTATTTTCTCTGACATTGTAAGTTATATTAAACTGACTAATTCTAAAAACCTATTAACCTTGTTTAGAAATATAGAATTTATTCTTAATTTCATAAAGTTTAGAGGTTGACTTAAAGACAACGAATTTGGTCCTCTAGGGAAACTCTCATTTAAAGAGGAAGCTGCGGGTAAATTACGGGTATTTGCAATGGTTGATATTATTACTCAATCACTCTTTTATCCTTTACACCAAAAGCTCTTTTCTTTATTTAAGTCTCTTCCTAATGATTGTACTCATGATCAGGCAAAGGGGTTCCGTTATGCTCAAGCATTATCACTTAAGTATAATAGGTCCTTTGGTTTTGATCTTAGTGCTGCTACGGATAGATTACCTATATCCTCTCAAAAGGCTATTTTAAATAGTCTCTTTGGAGTTGGAGATTTATGAGGGAATATTCTAGTTAATAGAGATTATATTATCTCTAAAAATAACTATTCTATTCCTCTTCAATCTCTTAGATATGAAGTTGGTCAACCCATGGGAGCATTATCTTCGTGAGCAATGCTAAATCTTACTCATCATATGATGATTCAATTTTTAGCCCAATCTTTAGGAAAATGTTCCAAAAGAGAATGATATGATCAATACATTGTTCTAGGGGATGATCTTGTACTTTTTGACCCGGATATAGCCTTTCGCTACCAATCGTTTTGTCAACAATTGGGAGTAAAGATAAACTTATCTAAGTCAGTTATAGCTGTCAATCGTCCTGTTTTAGAATTTGCTAAACGAACTTCCTTGAAAGGGGAAGATGTTTCCGCCTTGTCTTTTAAAGAGTTACTATCTTCGGATAGTTTCTTTGGTAGATTAGCAGTTACAACTCGTTTAATAAATAATAAATGAGGAAAAGATTTGTATAAACTCCTAATGATAGGTAATAGACGATCTAGGGATAAAACCGTAGATCGGATATACCCATTAGTAGGTTTTAGTACACAACTATTTCAAGCAGGGATCATCTCTATGGGTGATGTACTATCTTTAATTACGGATAAAAGTAAACCTTTAAGTTTCTTTGGTAGAAACATTAATTGAATGACTCCTAATCTAATTAGTAAGGTAGTTTTGAACTATCTGAAAACTGGAAAATGAGACATTACTCTTATCTCGAAACGAGATAGGTTCTTTGCCTCTACGAATATTATGACTTTTAAACTTATTATAATTAGTAGAATTATTAATTCTATTAATAAAATTAATAAGTTAAATCAAGTACATAATAGGATAAATATTTTGGATCATTTGTTATCGTCTAATGAACTAGAGACTTATTATAAAGGTTTAATCCAGAATAATCAGTCTTTAGAGTTAGATAAAAAATTAACAGAAAGATCGTATTTTGGTTCTGATAGTTTTAAAATTTTTAAAACCAAGTTCCTTAATATATCTTCTTTTGCTAATATCTTTTTTGGTAAAGATAACTCGTATCCCGACCTTAGTCTTTTAAGACATGGTCTGGATATTGACACGAGTTATGATACCAATCGAAGACTATGACATACAAAATATGATCTCCTATATCTCAATGACTTTATGGAAAACAAGTCTAAGTTCCTAAAATCCAAGAAGTTCTTAGATTTAGAATTAGACATGCTTCTTAAACATCATACTGAGTTATTGTCATTACAGGCCGATCTCTTATTTACAGATCTTAAAACTGATTTACAGAAAGAGAGATTAGATAATCCTCTTAAAGTCCTCGATTTCATAAAGGAAATCAAAGACCCACAGTATGCTCAGAATTTTGAATTTGTAAAGTTTGAGAATCAAATATTTGATTCGGAAGCTTTTAATGAAGTAACTAGAGGCTTTAAGCCCAAGTTTGACTTCGTTCGAAAACCGGAAATCAAGATCACTTTTAAATAGTGC